ACACATGGGCAGGTGGAATACTTGGGTCGCACGGTACGCTTCGTGGTGACTGAGATTCGCGTGAATCCGACGGACCAGCAGCTCTACGGTAAATGTGAATCAGGCGGTGACTTCAAGTGGATCGAGTTAGGCGAGATAGAAGAGGTGTCGTCTGATGGCAACACCCACTGATAAGCGACCGCTCTGGTACTGGCGGGCCACGCGCCGTCTCTCCAAGACGGCGCTGGCGAAGGCGGCCAGCCTGAACCGGATGACTATCTCGCAGATCGAGAGCGGCAGACAGCCCTCGCCGAACCTGGAGACGATGCGCAAGATCGCGGCGGTCTTCGGCGTCACCTGGGATGCGATAGATTGGGAGGCAGGCGCCAGGGAACGCGATGCAAAAACACTGGCCCCGGTCGCGTAGACGAGTGAGCTACGCGGCAGCACTGGCCGGGGCCGATGAGTGACGTACCTAATGCGGATTGGTCTAAGTTCAAGGGAGGTTGAAGAATGAGCAAGCCCGGAATGAATCTGGAAACGGTGTGCAAGCTCGCCGCTGAAGTTGAGGCGGCTGATGATGGCTGGAAGCCCGTAGGCATGACGCGCTATGAATGGGGCTGGCGTCTCTACGTCGTACTGGATGATGGCAATACCATGTCACTGGCATGGTATGAGCCGTGGCCCGTCTTCCGGGCGCAGCACGAAGCTGAAGCGGCATACGTAGACTAAGCCCGCTTAGACGCATATACCCAGCATGGGTATAGGGAGATGGCAATGAGCGAGCGAGAGGCGCGGGCAATGGTTACGCTGCTGATGCGCGTGTGTGGTGGTGCGCCAGTCACGCGATACCGCAATCAGATCGAGCAAGAGGTTGTCGCCGTCGTGTGGAGTACTGGCGCTGTATGTCTGGTGAGTGTCAAGGAGTGTGTACGATACGCCACATTCATGGAGGCGCAAAAGCGATAGATCAACTAACCGGTGTTAGAAGCATATACCCGTAGAGGGTATAGCGGGAGCAGCAACATGGGTACCGTTCTTTGGGATGTGGTCACTATCTTGATTTGGCTTGCGCTCAGCGTCGTCGGCGATGCTGTTCTTGCGCTGCCGTTTGCGTTGGATATCGGACCATCGACAAGGCTTGGCGAGGTATTCACCGCTGTCTTCGCACTTCTATGGCTAGCATGGTGGCCAATAGGTCTGTTTGTTTGGTTTGTGATCCCGTCGTGGAATCACGGATTCTAAGCGCCTAGCCCATCCGGCCCACACCAAACGGCTGGCGTGATGGCCCGCAGACGCGCGCCGTGGTAGCATTGCCACCAGCACACACCATTGGCAAACACTTTGATTGATCGTTGTCCCGAGTCACATCCTGGAGGTTGTTCTCACGTAGGAGTAGAACATTCATGCAGCAACTGAATGACCACACTGCACGGCTTTCAGCAACGCCGGTGCAAACACCACAGCACGCATCATACGCCCCGCATGCCTCGACTATTGAGCGCGAACTGCCCATGCTGGCAGGTATCGGCGCCTTCGTCACCTGGTGCGAGGATTTGCTCAACATCCTCAGCGGCCCCGTCATCACGGCTGGCCTCGTCATCGCGCTCGTCGCGCTCCTCACGGATGGCGACCTGCTCGTCAAGATCCCGGCGATGACCTACATCTGGGCCGTCTCGATGGCGCTGGGCGTGGACGCGCAGTTCGTCGGCAGCGCCGCCAAAGCGGCGCGCGCCATCCGTCAACGCCGCCCCTGGGCCGCGTTCGGCTACTTCGTACTCTGTGGCGCGCTCGGCTACGTCGGCTACATCGCCAGCAACGTCTTCGCCACGCAGGAGGCGCAAGGCATTACGATGGCGCAGGCGCTCCAGCATCTCGGCATGGACGGCAGCATGTGGATCTTCCAGCGGTCATTTCTTGCCGTCGTGCTCGTCTTCCTCTCGGGCTTCCTCCGCTATGTCGCGCCGGGCAAGAACGTGGCGCAAAGCACGACGGAAGAGAAGGAACGGTTGCAGGCCGAACTGGAGCTGGAGCCGCTGCGCGCTCAACTGCGCCAGCAGAAGGTGCGCGACCTGCGCGCCGCCGCGCTTACCGCTGTAGGACGTGACGGCCAGCCACAGCAGCCCGTGCGTCCGCACATTGTCACAGCGTCGGCGACCCTGCCGCCTGCCGCGCCGCCCCTAGAACATACGGCGCAGGCGTATAAGGCGATGCACGATTGGGATGATATACCTGATGAGGTCGAGGGTGATGCTGACCCCAATGAGACGACGTACATCCCTACGATGAGCCGTCCACGCGATCCCCGTATGGGCCAGGTGTACGATGAAGCGCTAGCGCGCAATGAATCACTCGCCAGCGCTTCGTATGGTGGCAGCGATTTTGACCCTTTTGACGAGGCCGAAGAGGACGATTATCCGACCAATTCGGCGCATCAGCGAAAGAAGGCCAAGTCGGCCAAGGGACGCGGCAACCAGCGGCAGGTCAAGGCCGCTCTCGCGGTGAACACGCAGAGCGACCGTGAGCGCCAGCGCGCCATTCGTCAGGCAGTTTGGGCCGTCGCTGATCGCATTGAGGCGTCTGGTGTCGGCTTCCCGTCCGAGGAAAAACTGGTGATCGAAGTCAACAATCACCTCAAGGCGCAGGGCAGCGAGGTACGCACCTCACGTACCGCCGTGCGTAGCTGGATGAGGGGCTGGAACAACCAGCGGCGTCATCAGCAACGTCAATCCGACATTGATCCTATTGAGCCGATGGAGCCGCAGGAGTTGCGCGAGCTGGTCACAGCGTCCGAGGAGGCGTGGTAGGCTCATAGATGTGCTGTGCAGCGGCGGCCTCGGGCATCTTACGGGACGGTGAAATCATATCAGGGATAACACCACGCCCGGGGTCGCCGCTTTTAGTGCTACATCAACGCTACGTCAGTGCTATAGCCGAAGGGGCCAGTCCATAACAGGACTGGCCCCGTATCATATGCTCCACATGGGTCATATGATAGATGATCGTCTTATTGTCGGGTGTCAGGCAACTTCAGCAAGCGCCGCGGCGGCTGGCGTATCGGTGGGTGGAATGCCAGGGCCACCGACGGGAATCTCATCGGGCTGCGGCGACGCGGCTGGCGACTTCTGCAAGCCCGTAAACAACAGATGGCCGCCGAGGACCGCGCCCGCGGTCAGCTTGGCCGCCTCAAGCAGCAGGTTCCCGCTCATCGGCTGACTCTGCGCCAGCAGGCCGCCGAGAATGGCGCCGTAGTTGAGCAGGATCAAGAGACCGCGCAGGATGGCGTTCTGCTGCGTGGCATCGAGTCCAGACAAGAGGTGATCGAGGCCAGCCTTGCGCAGATAGGCGAGCAGTCCAGCGACGCCACCCATCGAGGCAAGCAGGGTCAGGATTGTTTGCAGGTTCATCGGCGGCATTCCTTTCAGGGGAGCCAAGGACAGTGAAGAGGATGGGGAGGACAATCACGAACGGCGAGAGACAGACGAACAGGCTATCGAGCAGGCTATCCATTGAGAATCCTGACGATTGCCGCCAGCTTCTCGGCATCCGTCATGTCAGCGGTAGTAGCCACCGGCGCAGGTGACGGGGCAGGTGTGGGCTTGGGTGCGGGTGCAACCGTGACAGGCTTCGGCGACGCCACCCAGATATCGCCGGTCAGGAGCCGTAGCGCCCAGTAGGCATCCGTACCATCCTGCCAGAATCCTCCCCACGGGTTCATCACACGGATCATGCCCGTGCCCAGCCCACAGGCGACGCCGACGTGCATATAGCCGCTATAGGTGCGCGGGTTGTAGCCGCGCACCAGCGTCGCGCTATTCCATTGCGAGGGCATCGTCACCAGACAGGGGTGGCCGCCACTGATCCGTGCGCGCAGCAGCGTCACCAGTCCGCTCTGTGTGCTGTTGCCCTGTCGGCTCATCGTGACGCCGAGGCGGTAGAGCGTATCCACCAGGTTGCCCGCGCTGGCAAAGCCGGTGTACTTGGCGCCGTAGTTGTTGTCCGCTGCCTTGATCTGGCTGCCGGTGACGCTCTTGTTGCCGGTGAGCGCGCGCACAATGGCCGCGCAGCTCGTGAACACGCAGTCGTCGTTGGCGTTGCTGACCTCGACGCGCTGATTGAGCAGCGCCATGCCGGGGATGGTGTAGGTGATCGGATTCGCCATCAGAGAACCTCCTGAGAGTCACTAGAGTCACTCACTAGGGGTGAAATGAGCCATGCTGGAGCACGTAGGCGATCACCGAGGAGATGAACGCGCCGAGCATGATGTACATCGAGTTGCGCGCGCTGTTGGTGCTGACAATGGCCCGCTGCTCCTTCGGCTCGGCCTCCAGCGCCTCGATGCGTTTGCCGTGCAGTTCCAGCATCACCGTCATCTTCTGCACCGTCTCAGTCAGCATCAGGATTGAGTCTTTCATGTCATCGCGAAAATCGCGTTCCCATTCGGCAGCAGAATAGCCGCTGCTGGGAGAGGTCAGGGCGGGCGGACGGCGGCGACGGCGTGACGGCGGTTGCTGCGCGGTGCTCATGGTGGCTCAGTCCTCATCAATCCTCATTCTCAGGGGCAAGGAACGCGCGCCCAAACGCGCGCGCTGCGTGGTGGAAGCGCTGCATGCTGCGTGCGAGACCGGTGGGGCTGTGCATCTGCGCGAACAGACCGGGCAGATGGAGCGCGGAGGGTGGCTCTGCGCCACGCGCGCTCAGGATGAAAAGCGCCTGCGTGGCGACCAGTTGCCAGAGTATCAGCGGCTCCAGGAAGCCCGCGCCGAGGCGCAGCGTGATAATGGTGGTGGCGAGGCCGAGATAGCCGCCACAGTAGCACACGCCGAAGAGCGCGGCGTTGAGCAGCAGGCGATAATATGCGCGCTGGCGTCCGAGCGCGATCAGCGCGGAGGCAACCGTCCCGGCGATCATCGCGCCCCAGAACAGAAAGCCGAGGAGCGCGCCGAACAGCGGCGCATGGCCCGCGTTCGATGGCGAGACGTAGTAGATGATGTGCATCCCTGACGCGGCCAGCACGATAAACACGAGGTTTGCCAGCGTATTGGCGAGGAAGACCCAGCGCCGCCAGCGCCATCTGACGAGCGGTGCTGGTGACGCCACGATGCCGCTATCGCTGGCTTGCGGCTCAACGTCCGGTTGTGACATACTCGGCTGACGGGCAGTATTCCGTCGTGGTGACGCACGGCGTTGCTGCCTGTTCCCTGGCGCGGGTAACGGGCCAGGACGAGCGGCGCGGGCAACGCTCATTGACATGATGGCGGTCTCCTAATGGGGGCAACGAGGCGAGAGGAAGTGTAGGAAGTGGAGGAGGTGAGTGGCGTGAACTCTGGCTCACGGGACGTGGTGGCGCTGCTGACGGGTCTCTTACTGGCAGTGGGTCTGATGGTGGCGCTGATGGCGCTGATCTGGTTCGTGACGCGATAAGCGCGCGGCTGCTGATGGTGGCCACGGCATGAGGATAATCCAGAGCAGCGCGCACCAGAGCGCGGCCAGAAGGAAGAAGGCCACGACATAGGGACGCGCGGCAAGCACGACGGGAGGGCTGAGGAAGGCGGGCGCAGCGGTGGCGGCGAGGAAGGCACCGACAAGCGCCAGTGTAAACGCAGCGGGGAGTTCACGGGCAAGCAGGAAGTGTCTCATACTCTTCCTAACGGATAAGCTAGGCCAGGCGGGTCAGCAGCATCGTCACGTAGTCGTTGGGTGTACCGGCGGGATCGATGTAGTGGAAACGAATGATGCCGCCCGCGCCCGCATAGAAATCGATCGGTGCACAGGCAAAATCAGTACTCGTTGTCATGCCCGTCGTCTGTGAGCCGTTCAGAAACTCGCCGACGACGCCTGGAGCGCCGCCGCCGTAGGTCATGAAATACATGGTGGGCGTGCCGCTATGGGCCGAGGTATAGGCGACACTGACGGTGATCTTCTCGCCTGTCGTGCTGTTGCCATAAAAGCCCGCCACCGTCGCGCGATAGAGCCCCTGGATCACGCCGCTGAGGTTGATCGGCAGCGCATCAGCGGTGCTCGTCACATGCTGGTCGATGACGCGGGCCACCACGATGGGGACGCCAGGGCTGCCTCCCGTATGGCGTACATCGGTCACGGTGCTGATGTTGCCGCTGCCATCCGTCGTCGCCTGGCAGATCGGCAGGCTATGCGACGGGCCGGTGCTGGTCGTCCCCCACTGCCACGCGCCCGTGTTGAGCAGGAAGAGATAATAGGTCGTTGACGGCGTGGCCGTCGTGTGCGTGTTGTCGCTGACAACGGCGATCTTGCCGGTGGTGCCATCGCTCAGGGTGACGTAGGCCGTACCGCTGGCGATGTCCAGCTGGTTGGCGTTTGTGCCATCTTTGGTGCAGGTGATGCCTGAGAGCACAAACGGCCCGGAGAGGTCGGGGTTGATGCCGTTGAGCGCGATGCTTGGGCCGGTCTCGATGTGGTTCAGGTTCGTCTGATTGATCGGTGTCGTGCCTGTCCAGTTCGTCGCGGAATACGGCCCATAGACGGTATTCGCCATTGCAGAAACCTCCTAGATCGTCGCATCCGCCTGATACATATTGCTGTCGGTGTTGATGGTGTGGTTCCAGAACTGAATATCCTCGATCATCAGCGTGCCCGTGCCGGTGCTGCTCGTCGCGCTTGCCCCGCCAAAGTAGCCAACCAGCACATAGACGTTGCTGGGCTGCGTGCCGTCGCAGTAGCCACTGATCGAGGACTCACCCGCGCCCGCGCCCGCGCCACTGGCGAGGATGGCCACACGCACGCTCTCGTTGTAGAGCGCGACATCGCTGGCCTGCGGCAAGGGCGCGATGCCGGTCACACTGGCGGCGAAGCTCGCGCTGGCGGCGAAACCCACGACCGGGATGCTGCTTGCGCCCACGCTGACGCTGGCGCTGGTCACGACCTGCTGACTATTCACGCCATCGGTCAAGATGAGGGTCTGCCCGCTCGCCAGATTCGCCGGAAGCGTCCCTGTCAGACTCAGTGACGTGTAGACCGTGCCAATGGTGAGTGAACTGGCGAGCGTGCCACAGCCGGTCGAGAGCGCCACATAGGTAACGGCGGCGTTCGCGCCCGCTGTCTGCACAGCCGTCGCCGCCAGATTGAGGCCGTTGGTCGTCCAGAGAGCATACGAGGTCATAGCGAACTCCTAGCAGGAGATGGGCAGGAGATCAGCAGGGGAAGAGGCTGCTGAGCGGGAAGAGTGAACTGCTGGGGAAGGAGCACAGCAGCTTCGTCGTCGTGATACTCACGCTTGGCGTATGGCTGACGACGCTGGTGGAGAGCAGCGCCAGCGCGGTATCTTGCGCGTCCGTCAAGTCGCTGGGGTCGCTCGATGGCGCCATGATCTGCTGCCAGAACGTCGTCTCTTGCGCCGCCTGAAGCGCCCACGCCGAGGCGCCCGGCGCGCCCACCGCCGTCACCTGCCACCAGATCGTGAGGCCATCCTGCTGGTCGCTGACGTTCACCGCGATGATGAGCATCGGCAGATTGGCGAGGCCGTAGTCGCTCAGTGTCACCGGTAGCAACTGCCCCGGCTGCAAGCCCTTCTGCTTCGTCGAGAAGTTGAGCACCGTCAGATCCACGCCGTTATAGGTCACGAGGTTGTTGGCCACCTGGAACGCCGCCGGGAGGCTGCGCAGCTTGCTATCACTATGCACACTCTCGACCAGCCCCGTACCGACGCGCTCGCGCGTCGCCTGTGTGGCGATGGCTGCGGACTTCTGCGCGGCGGCAATGACCGGGTATTGTCCAATGTAGGTGATGACGAGGCTATCGCTGCTGGTGAGCACGCTTTGAGAGGGGTCTTGCGCCAGCACCGCGTCACCGACGAGCTTGTAATACGCGCCGCCGCTGCTGCCCTTATCCTGAAAGAGTGAGGTGATATCGAGCGCATTCAGCGTCGCGCTGATGAGCGTGTTGAGCGGATAGGAGAGGGTGAACGAACGTGTGGCCCCATCGCCCTTGAACGTCTCGACCAGCGGGCTAGCTGTGCTGCCCTTCTGGCCCACGCTGCCCTTCACGTACTGTTTGGTGACGAGCAGGTCGTTGCCCGCATCGACCGTCAGGTTTTGCATGCTGTCGGCATTCGTACCGTCGATGGAGAAGGGTGACGCAACGCCGCCGTAGGGCTGGAACCAGAGCACGCCATCGGTGTCGATCGTCCACCAGTAGCCGCTCTGCTGCGCGAGCCAGGTCAGCGCCTCCCCCACGCTTTTGGAGCCACCCCAAATCGCCTGAATGATGGTGGGTCCGGTGGCGATACTCCCTGGCAGGATGGTGACGCCCTCAGCGGCGAGATACGCGCCGTAGAGATCGTTGACGATGAATCCGGCGGTGACGTTGTTGTATTGTTTGAAGACCGTACGCTTATCGGCGCGGTAACTGTTATCCATCAGCGTCAGGTCGTGATTGAGCCAGCCCAGGTCGCCCTGGCGTGCGCCCGCGTCCCGATAGGCATGGTCGTTGGCGACGTAGCCGCCATAGATTTGCGCGCCGGTCTCATCGAAGACGAGCGCCTGTGTGCCATACGGCCAGGTGATGCCGAGGTCCGATTTGACGGTGAGGCCACCGGTGCCACGCTGATTGATGGCGGAGCCGATGCTGACCGTCCCCTGCTTGATCTCCTGATAGCTCCCGGCGACGAGCGCGCGATAGGTCGGCACGGCGGCGGGCACCACTGGCGGCGTAACCATGCCGCCCGGCAGCGGGAAGGGAATGGCGAGAATAGGCATTGCGGCGTTCTCCTCCTGCTACTCCTCGCCTAGCCGATCACGATGAAGTTGATGGTGTAGGTCGTGCTCACGGAAAGCGCCGAGCCGAAAACGTTCTTGATGCTAAAGCCGCTGCCGGTGACGCTGGCGAATCCGAAGAGGCCAGAGTCGGCGCTCAGCACCACAATCGGCGCGGATGCATAGCTGGCCGCGAAATTGACAATGGCAACGACCGCGCCGCTCGCTGGCCCGGTTGCGCCGGTCGTGATGGCGACGGAGCCGCGTGTATCCCGCCCGCTGATGGTTTGGCTTGCGACGTTGGTCTGGAGCGCGCCCAGCGTCGGCGCGCCGCCACTGGCCAAGAAATGCGCCGCCGCCTGGGTCTGCGGCGTGCCGGTTCCGAACTTATGCATATTGAGCAGCGTGTTGATATTCTGCGTGCCCGAGACGGTCGTGCCGGTGGACTGGAAGCTGACGATATCGAAGCGGTTAAATCCGCCGTCGTTGGTGAACTTGATCGCGCTACTGGTGCAGTTAGTGATGGTGGCGCGAATGTTGAGCATGTTGATCGAGATGCTCGCCGTGCCGATCTCGATGCCCACCGGCGCGGATACCACACCCGCGTTGTAGATCGTGTCGCCGCTCATGATGGAGTTCTGTGAGTTATGCGTCGCATCGCTCCCCGTAAAGAGGACCATCGCCGACTGCGACCCCTCCCACTGATTGTTGACGCAAAACACGGTGCCCTCGGTTTTTAGCCCCCACGTGGCGTTATTGCCGCTACTGTGGCTGTTCGAGATGGAGAGGCCGCCACCGTTCATGTTGGCATTATTCTGCACGTAGAGGTTGGCGTGGTTGTCCTGGTTGCCGGAGTTGTAGATGACCACCTCGTCAAAGAGCGAGTCGTGCGGCCCGGCCCAGTTGATACCGTGGCCTTTGCAGTTGATGACCTTCACCGACTGGAAGTGGGCAATGAGGTCATCGTTAAACGGGCTGAGGTCGCTATTGGTCGCCCACTCGGAGTAGATGCCATCGCCCGCTGTATTCTTGACCACCATGTCACGCAGGCGGTAGCCATAGCCATAGACTTTGAGGCCGCTGCCGCTGGTATTGTTGGCGTTGTTGCCGTCCAGCGTCAGGTTGCTGATGGTGAACTCGCCGACGCCGGAGACGCCGCCGCTATTGGTGCCCGTCAAACTGTTGAAGTTGAGCGTGCGGATGATGTCGTCGTTGAGGCCATTGGCCGCTTTGATGATGGTGACATTCGGCCCATCGCCACGCAGTTCGACGTAGTTGTGCCAGGTAATCGCGCTGGTGCCATTGATGTAGGTCGCCGCCGGGGCGTAGACCACGCCGCCGCCCGCGGTGTTGGCCGCGTTGACGGCGCTCTGAAACGCGCTATGGTCATCGGTGACGCCATCGCCCACGGCGCCGTAGTCGCGCACGTTATAGACGCCGGTGAGCGCGTTCTTGAGCGCGCTGTCGATCTGCGCAAGCGTCGCCGCCGTCTCGGCCAGTTGCACCGTCGTCCCGACCGGCCAGGTTCCTGCGGTAGTGCCCTCCTGAGCGCGCAGGAGCGTCAAGTTATCGGTGCTACGCAGCGTGCATTTGGCCAGCTCGGTGGTGCCGAGCCAGAGCATAAACGGCGCGGTGGCGGGGAACTTCGCGCCGTCGCCGGTGGGTAGATGGAGCGTGGTGTCGCTGGGGTTGAGCGGCGTGCCATTGCCGCCGCTGCCCCCGGCGACGGTCGAGGTGCCGAAGTTGGTGCGCTGGAAGGGTGTGTAGGGCATGGCTAGGCGGTCCTCCTATTGCCGGTGATGGTGCGGGCGATATGGGGCAGATGCCGCGCGGTGACCTCGGTGAGTTTGCGGCCGTCCACGTTGACAGGCACGACAATCGTGATCGTGCCGCCAGCGCCACCGCCGGGCAGGAACATGCCCGCAGGTGAGGCGGCGATGCCGCCACCGGTGAGCGGCGTGATGATGGCGCGCCCACCGCGCATCTGGATCGATTCTGGCCCGCGCTCGCCGACCACGCCCCACTCGCCATCGCCAAATACGCCGCCTTGCGCGGCGAACTTGGGGATGATCTTACTGATGCCGCCGAGCATACCGCCGATGCCAGGAACGTTCTTGAGCGCGTTCCCCACCGCGCCCGCGGCGTTGCTGATGCCGTTGGCCAGCGCGTGGATGATGTCCTTGCCGAGTTGCAGGAACCTGCCGGGCAAGCCGGTGAGGGTGTCGATCACCTTCCTGGCGGTATCACGTCCCCACTGCATCAGGTTGCTCTGCAACTCCATGAACTTCTTGACGGCGTTTGCCGCCAGGTCGTGCGCCTTCTGCTCGACACCCTTCTGGAGATTGCCGAACCAGCCAATGACGCCGCCGACAAAGTTGCCAATCGCGCCGAGGAAGTCGCCAAAGTGCGTGACGACGAACTGGATGCCCTGCACCAGTTTCAAGAAGACGAAGATCACCCCGGTGATGACGCCTGCAACCGCCAGGAACATAATCACGACGGAGGCGAGCACGCCGAGGATCACGACACCGAGGATGATGCCGAGCACCTTGAGCGTCGGCAGTATCTGGATGAGTGTCGGTTGTATCTGCGTGCGCCATACCTGACCCAGCAAATCAAAGTAATGGTGGACGGCGGCCAGGATGGTGGGCAATTGTTGCATGAGACCGTAGAGGAGTCCGCCCTTGCTCGTGAGGTCTTTCCAGCCCTGCGCGATGCCCGCGGCGGCCCCGCCGAGCTTGTCGCCGAGCCACTGCGCCAGATTCTTGACGGCGGGCAGCGCCACATCGGCGAGGAACTTGAACAGCGCCGTTGCCACCGGCAGCAGTTTCTCGCCAAGGTCAACCATCAGCACACTCAGCGTCGATTTGAAGCGGTCAAACTGCTGGTTCATGTTCTTCTGAACGAGATCCCATCCCGTGATTTTCGTGCCGGTCGTGCTGGCGGCGGTGCCAACCAGATCCACCTTCTTGGAGAAGTCCGCCAGGTGCGGCCCCATCAGGTTGAGCATGCCCTGCATCTGGCGTGTGCCGCCTGATATCTGACGCAGCGACGCGACGTATTGCGCCGTCCCTGGCTTGATACCGTGGTTCTCCAGTTGGTTCTCGATGTATTGCAGGGCTTGCGGCAGCCCTTCTTTCATCTTCTTAGCCAGTGAGTCGCTGCTGATGCCGATACCGTCCAGCGCCTTCTGTGCGCCCGCCGAGGGCGCTTCGAGCGCGATGATCATCTGGCGCAGATAGGTGGACGCCTCAGCGGCAGGGATACCGACGTTGGTCAGTTCCGCCATCGCGCCCAGGACATCTTTGAGGCCCAGGCCAGCCGCCGCGCCCGCTGGCAGCACGCCGGAAAGGCTGCTGCCCAAATCTTCGAGGTGCGTCTTGCCGTTGGCGACCGTGGTGATAAGCGCGTTCACGGCCTGGCTTGCGGTGAGTGCGCCGTGCTCACCAAAGTTCTTCAGGATCGTGTCAGTGGTATCAGCGACCACGCCCAGATCGGCATTGCCCACTTTCGCGCCTTCCGCTGCGGCGCGCAGGATGTCGAGGCCACCTTTGGCGACGGTGAAGCCGCCGCTCGAAATCATGTACATACCGGCGTTGAGTTGACTGAGGCTAGTGCCGGTGTCCATTGCGATTTGCTTGATGCCCGCAGCAGCCTTGCCGAGATTAGCTGGGAGTTCACCGGCGCCGGTGGCCAGGCTGGTAATGCCCTTCTGGAAATCGCCGGCCATCTTGGTGGCGATGATGCCGGTGCCTGCGGCGATGACACCGAGGCCTGCCATGCCCATGGCGAGCATGCCACCCGGCGCCATCATGCCCGCCGCTTTCGCGGCGTTGGCCTCGAACGGGAGCGTATTGAGGCTGAGCACCGCCATCAACTGCGCGACGTTGGTTGGTACGCCTGCCATAGTGTGACCTCGTGAGGAGTGAGGAGAGGAGGAGTGGAGCGGTAGAGGAAGTGGAGGAGGCTAGGAGTTGGGGATGGCAGGAGCGTCGCGTTTGGCGAGTTCCTTGGAAACCTGTTCGTCAATGATCTCAGCCGCCAGCGCTTTGTGCTGCCAGAAGATCGGCTGGTCGAGAAGTTCCCAGGGCGGCACGCCGAGATAGCGTGCCGCGCGAATGACAGGATACCAGTCCAGCATCCTGCCCATGGTGCCTTCCATCACGAGATAGCGTCGAATGGCTCCGATTTCATCGTACCATTGGCCATCGACGCCTAGGATTTTCCCGACGTGTCGGCCTGCGCGCTGATGATGGTGTTGATGATCGCCCAAACGGTGCTGAGGCCGAGGCCAAGCAGCCGCTCCAGTGTCAGTGGCACCGGCTGGTCCACGCCCTCGGCGTCGGTCTCCACCAGATCCCAGGACGAGAGCAGCGAGAGCAGGAGGCGTGCAGGCGTCTCGATAGCCGCCTGCATCTGCTCGGGGGTCGGGTTGGCCTGCTGCATCTGCTGCATGGCGGTGACATCGAGCAGCATCTGCGAGGTGATCCTGGCGGGGAAGTAGGAGATATCCAGGCTCACACCGCCGCCAAAGTCAACGGTGAGGTCTGCGTGATTGGCGGTGAGGCTGGCGAGATTGAGTGGCATGTTAGGCAAGTCCATTCAGCAGGTTGGTGAGGGCGATGATCTGCGCCTGGCCAGTGCCCCAGGCGGTATCCTCGGCGAGACACCACATCGTTTTGTAGGCGTAGACGCCATCGGAGTCAGCGAAGGGCTCGTAGCCGGTCATGAAGGCGCAAAACTCGTGCGAGAACTCGGCAGCAATGCTGTGCGTCGCGTCAATCACCGGGCCGAGCGCATCCACCTTGAAATAGGCTTTGGCGCCGGTGTTGTTGTAGGTGGTGATGTAGCCGAGCGCGGCCGTGGTGGCCTGCAATGTCATCGTAAAGTCGTGCTTCTTCTCTTTGTCGATCAGGTCGGAGAAGCTGCCGTTGGTCCTATTGACGGGATAGTACCCGGCGAAATAGTCGCTGGCCTTGAACTCGGCCTCCATCAGATCACTGGTGATGAGCGTCGTGCCGACGCCCGCGCTGGTGCTGTCGAGGTAGACGTTGGCCTGCGCGCCGGTCATCGGGATCTGCTCGACCTCGGTCGGGCTGGCGGTCAGTGTCACACCGGTCGTGAAGCCCTGGTTGATGCCCTCGAAATCCCAGGTGATCTCCTGCTTGCGGTTGATTTTGTAGCCCCAGCCGGTCAGCACGTTGTAGGTGTATTGCTCGCCCGTCGTCTCGCCCATTTGCAACGTCGCGCTCTTCGCCGTGCTGGCGTAGGAGCCGGTCAGCGGCGGCGTCCAGGTATTGATATAGGCGGTGGTGGACAGGCCAGAGAGCGCGCTCACCGGCGCGCCCAGGGCCATCGCCAGCAGAAACGTGATCTCGCCAAAGTCGCCGGGGCCGCTGGCCTTGAAGGTGCCCTCCTTCCACAGCAGCGCCGAGGTGCCAGGGTACTGGCGGCCACTGCCGCGAAACTGCTTGGTGGTCGGCTTCTCGCCGAGCGTCCAGATGTAGGACGCGAGCACCTTGTTGCACGCAGCCGCAGTGCCATGGGTGACTTCCAATCCCCACTGCGTTTTTTGATTGATCGTTGACCGTACTGCCATAGCGGCTATACCTCCACGCGATATAAACCGCCATGATGCATCCAGAGGGTGCCATCCTGACGGACTTCGCCGTAGTCAAGCGCCTGCTCACGGAAGCAGGCGAGGGTGTTATCGGTGTTGCGCAGCGGGTTGCCGCTGGGCTGTAAGAGCGCGTCAGCGCGGGCGTAGGCGGCGGCGATATTGGCGGCGTCGGCCACCGGGCCGCTAATCTTCACCTGGAAGAGCGCGCGGTTGAGGAGCCGGACGCCCGTCCCGCTATTGGTATCGGTGGCGGATTGCAGCGCGATGATGCAGAAGTCCGGCACAGTCCCAGCGGCGGCGGCATAGCGATAGATGCCGCTCACCAGCCCCATAAAGGTGCTGTCGGCGTGGAGCGTGCTGTAGAGCAGCGCGTAGCCATTCTGCACCGGGTCAACCGCCATGCTACATCACTCCTAAAACCACTAGACTGCTAGACTGCGCTGACTTCCATCTCCGCCAGAATCTTGTCCAGCGCCTTCTCAAACTCGGGCTTTATCTTCTCTACCGCGGGTGTCAGGTAGGGCTGGGCCGGACCATGCACCGTGCCATATTCCACGTAGGCGCCGTAGTTGGCGGCGACGGCCACGATGGCCGTCGTCTTCTCGTGCGGCGCGTCCACCTGTTCGAGTAGCGCCTGATCCGCTTCTGGCGACTGCACCTGGCCGTACGTGGACGTGTCCCGCGTGACTACGTAGATGCTGTTTTTGAGGAAGCCCGTATCGACCGGCGCGTTGGCCTGCGCCGCCGCCTGGATATCAAACGCCGTCTTGCGTACGACCTTCGATGCCACTTCCTCAATCTTGGCGGCAATCTCGGGCAGCAGGTCGTAGACGACAATCAACTCACCGGCCATAGTTGGCCTCCTAGATGTGCCCTGTAACGCGCTGAGAAGGCCGAGAAACGGCCTCGACGCATCTAAGGCTGTATTCGTACGGCCAGCAGCAGCATGGCCGTGGAATAACTGCTATCGGACAGGTCGGCCTGGATGCGCAGTACCTCACCCGACGGCATCACCAGGCGGTCATTGGCGTGATAGGTCGTGCCGTAGGGCACGCGGATGACGTAGGAGGTCGCCGAGCCGATCACGTCGCTGTACGCCGCCATGATGCCCGCTGACGGCTTCGCCTGGCTCGCCGCCACCGTCGCCGTCGTACTCCAGCTGTCGCTATACGTCCCGTCCCCATTGGAGATGGGTGTATTGTGCTGGATCGCGACGCCCGCGATATCGAGCGCGCTGCTGGCAACGGTGCGCAGCGCGGTGAGTTGTGCGCTGTTGAGCAGCCCTGGCATCGGCTAATTCCCTGTCAAGAACGGCACGTTGGCCGAGACCGGCCCGGCCAGTTCGGCCTGGTTGGGCGCAACCCCAAGCGGGCGTTCACCGGGGGCATCAGCCCGACCAACGGCGCCAACACGCGCCTCCATCTTGCGCCGATAGTCTGCCGCCCGCTTCTCCAGAAACGTGAGCTGCTGGGAGAGGTGGAACGATTGACCGTCGGCGGTGAAGTCAAACTGCGTTGCACTGAGACTGGCGATTTTGTAGTCGAGCAGATCGGCGGCGGCACGGTAGATGTCGTACCGTTTGCCCGCGATGAGCACCGGCGGCAACTGGTTGCTAAACGTCCAGTGGCCGACCAGTTCATCGCTGCTCGTCGGCGTCAGCGTCGTGAAGTCGCCCCAGATCAGCACCTCGTCTGACTCCCACATCCCGACCACTTTGCCGCTGGGCTCACCGCTCGGGATGTAGTAATAATCGTTGTACTGAATGCCCAGGCTGTTGCTATAGGTTGGCTTGGGCACGAGGAGGGCGTAGCGCACATCAAAGCGGCACTCGTCGAGCTTATCCTGGATGTTGTCGTCGCTGAAAATGGCAGTGCCGGACTCGGCAACCATCAAGCGGACGCGAGCGATCAGGCTCGCCATCGTGCTGCGTGACATGCGCTACCTCCCTCCTTTCCCGGCGCGCTGGCTAGTTGAAGCCGAGCTCGACATAGCCAGCATAGGTGATGGTCGGCGACGTTCCCGCGCCCGCTACCGTCGCCGTGAGCCGGATGCTCGGCGTCGCCCCGGCGATCATTGTCTTGTCGAGGAGCGCGAAGGGAATGCTGATTTCCCCCGCCTGCGCCGTGGTCGAGAGCGTCAGCGCCTGATCGGCGGCGCTAAACGCGGCGGCGTAGGTCGTTGTCCCGCCGTCGGGCGATATGTCGAGCGAGAACGTCACCGTATTCGAGCCGCTGGCGTTGCTGGCAGCGCTATAGATCACATGGGCAAAGGCGGCGCGCCCACCCATCAGACCGGGCAGATTAAGCCACGCGCCATTGAACGTCGCGGTTTTGGTGACGCTGGCCTGTAACACGAGATTGGCATCGGTTGCCATAGTTGCATTCTCCTTCGAGGAAAGTTCCTCGGTGATTGCTCGGCAACCGAGCTAGCTGATCTTGATGTCGTAGAGCCGAGCGACAGAGCGGATGTTGTCATTGATGACACCGCCCGCCCAGTCCACGACCGTTGAATAGGTCACGCCGTCATTCAGGAGGCCGAGGTCGTTGGCGTACACCGGCTCATATTGCCAGCCGTGGAAGTGATCCTCGCCGTAATTGACGGCGTAGATGCTGGTGAAGGTGCTGCTGCCCGCCGCGCCCGTGTTCGTCTCCGTGGTGGTGATGATGCGTGTCGCCTGGTCGGCTTTATAGCCGATGTCTTTGATGGTCGCGCCCATAAACTTTTTCTGGTCGCGGTCAAACTGATCCTTGACGATGGCGAAGCCGCCGCTGGTGCCGAGGGTGCGCAGTGCGGTATTGAAGCGTCGCGCCATCACCTCATTCATGTAAAGTGTGACATTATCGCCGTTGGGGCTGTCCACCGTCCAGAGCAACTGCTCCAGGAACTCCAGGAACGAGTTGGCCGTTGCCGCCGTCATCGTCGCCTTGGAGAGATCGACACCGCCCGCGTCGATCTTGGCGCTGCCCCAGACACCATAGGAGAGTCCACCATCGATGCGCGCCTTGAGGCCGACAATGGAATTGGCATCACCCGAGGCGTGGTCATTGTTGATGAACTTGTCGTTGAAGTCGTAGGCGAACCCCTTGAGGAAGGCGGCGAGCTGTGTGGCACGCGGGTCGGAGATGGCATTCACGTCGTTGACGAGCACCTTGTCGACCTTGATGGCGCCGCGCATGACATACGCCTGCTCCTGGTACGGCTTCGGCGTGCCAGTGGTCGTGACCGGCGTCGAGTTGATGCTGCCCCAGCTCGGTGTGGGCAGGTTGCCCTCCCAGCGGACGCCGTTAGCGATGAGGGTTTTCTTATTGACGAACGGGATATCCGTCATAGCGGTACCCATGTCGAGCAGGCTAAACGTCACCGCCTGCACCATAGGGTTGTTCGAGAGGACTGCGTACTGTGCCATCGTAAGCGCGTTGGCATCGGTTACGGTCATGCCGTACACCTCCTAAAGCGAATGGAGCCTGGGGAGGTGAAATGCATCAACTCGCCCCAGACAGTCAGTTTCCGCGATCCCAAAGGCGCTTATCCATGACATTGCGTGGCATCTCACCTTTGGCAAAGCCGTTGCTGTTTTGACTTCCGCGCGACGGGTTGGTCGCGCTCATCGCTGGCGCTAGGGGCTGTCGCGGCGTCGATGTCTGCTGCTGCTGCTGAGCCAGATCCGGCAAGAGTTCCGCGACGACCTTCGCCAGCAACTCGGCCACGTTGGTCGGGTCGCCGTCCTCGTTGAACTCGATAGCGGCATAGTCGAGCAGCTTGAGCGCCAGTTCGGGCTTGATGCCCAGCGACGTGGCGACCACTTTGGCCTCGGCCCGCACGGCGACACGTTGAGCGCGTTCCTCGGCGGCGGCGGCGCGCTCTTGCGCGCTCGCCAACTCCTTGTCACGCTTCTCATCGGCGCTGAGCTTGGCGTCGTCCTGCTGCTGCTTGAATGCCCGGAGTTCAGCGAGTTCCTTGCTGTCGATCCGATTCTTGGCGGCTTCGTTGCGGGCCTTACGAGCGATCTCTTCCCATTGCTCGGCGGTCTTGGGGGAGGAGTCAGGCGCACTGCCGTTCGCGTTGCCGTCATCGGCGGATGACGCTTGCGACACTGGCGGCACCTGGCCGTTACTGTCAGGGGATGAGGCGGGTGGCACCTGGCCGTTGCCGTCTCCGTTGGTTGGCATAGCTACATCTCCAGTATACATACTAGGCGGCGTTTGTCAAGTGTCTCTTGGACAAATGCACCTGGCATCCGCCAAGGGCCATGACAAACGATGGCTAGGAGGCCATCGATTTGAGGGACGGAGGGATCGGGAGGTTGAAACGATTGTAGAGCGATAGCAACTTCTTGGCCGCCGCTTTCTTCGCCGAGGCGGGGATATTCATACTGCCTCCACGCGCGCCAGCGAGAGCGGCGGCTGCTGCGCCAAGTGCGGCGCGGTTGTACGCGCCACCCGGCTCTTTGACCGGCAGCTTATAGCGGCTCTTCGCGTCAGGCGCGCCATCCCCGGTATCGACCAGGCAGGAGTCGCGCCACTGCTGCGGCGTAAAGCGGCTGGCATCGCCGTCCCAGGGGGCAGAGGAGAGGGAAGAATCAGCCATTGGGCTTTGCTCCTTGCGCCTGCTGCGCCTGCGTGATGATGCGCGCCGCATCGGCGGCGGCGTCATCGGACTTGGCGAGGAACTGTAACCCGTGGTCGCCGTCAACGGGCTGCCGGTGATCGACCTGTGAGGATTTGATGGAGTCGGGGATGCCCTCACCGTCAGGGAAGGCGTCACAGAAGAGCCCCCACTTGCCGTAGACGGCTTTATGCAAGCGCTGACAGCCCACGCAAATGGGTGGCGCGATAATATCCATGTGCAGAACTCCTCTTGCTGTGGACGCTACGACGCGCCGAGGTCAAGTGAATCAGAGCCAACTGCCACGCGCAAGTCATTGTAGTCGATGTCATTGTCTTTGAGGAGCTGGGCCAGCGCCCGCAGAATCGGCAACTGCTCGTCGGTCGGCTCGCCATAGACGAGCAGAGCAAACGTCTCGGCGAAGCTCTCCTCGATCTTGTTGCCTGCATAGGTGCTCACCAGTGGGTTGGCACCCGTCGCAGCGACGCGATCCATGATACCTTCCCAGGTATTATTCGTGATGTGATAGTTGAGCTGGAACAGATGCCCAATCTCGTGGCCGATGATCTCCTCGGGTGTCTGTGCCACCCACCAACCGTCTGAGGCATACTGCGGCGCGCGCATGGCAATATCAGCTATGTTAGCCCAGCGATCGGTATTGAGCACCAGTGAGAGACCATCGCGCGGAACCAGGGCGAGCGATTCGGCGGCATAATGGGTGTCGGCTTCGATGCGCCAGATGTTGTCAGCAACCTTGGGCAACTGCTGCATCAGATTGGTCGCCGCATTGGCAACAAGCCGCGCGGAGGTCTGGTCAAGCGACATCAACTCGACCACCGAGATGTTTGGCAGTTGCGTCTTGATGAAGTCCTGGATATCGGCAACGCTGGCATCAACGGGGATACGGTCGATCCGTGCGTTGAGCGCATCATCCAGCGCGGCGCGCTGCGCCGCGCTCATGCCTTCCTGCGCCGCCAGTGTGTCGGTCTGTCCTAGTGCTTTCAGTTCTTTGCGATACCGCGCGTTGAATTGCGGATGCTCGGCGCGGAGCTGCACGAGTCGTGAGCCGTACGTCTGCCCGCCGTGCTCGACGTTATATGCAAAGTCGGCCAACGCCTTCTCGTACACGGCTTTGTACTCGGCATACGTCATCTTGCCAGTCGCGTTCAATGGCTTGATGCGTGGTGTGCTACTGCGCGGAGTGATCTTCTCAGCTTCGCGTGTAATACGTCCTGCCGAGCCGGTGTAGCGGCCCTCCGTAACGTGCGAGACGATGCGCGAGATGATATCCTCTTTGCTGCCTGCCGCCGAGAGCCCATATTCACGCGCAGCCTGGCGCACGTTCTGCATCGTTAGGTTATCCAGTGCTGCGGCGAGCTGGTTCTCTCCATACGCCTCTGTGAGCGCCTCCACGCGCGCCTTGCCGCCGATGCCGCCGAGCATGGGGTTATAGGTATTTATGCCACCCGCAATCGGCTCCAGCTTCGCGCCATAGGGTACTTCGGGCTTGAGGTTGGCCAGCATCCCCGGTGCTGTGGTTGGTGGCGCCATCTGACGCTCGATGTCGGCAACCTGCTGGTCAAGTTTCGACAGTTTGGCGATCTGCGCGCCTTGCTGGCTCTCCACCTTGAGGATCTTCGCCTCCAGCGCGTTGTACTCCTCAGTGTCATCTATCGGATCAAACTCAGTTTGCTGCCATACCAGCGACTCCCAGCGCGTTGAGAGCGCGTCAAGTTTGGCTTGCGCCACGTCCCTCTGCGCGGCCAGGGCGTCGCGTTGTGTCTGGAGTCGCGCCGCCTCGCCTTGCAGTGGCTCGCGGGCATGGAGCGTGTCACGTGTGGCGGCATGGAGATCCTGCATGCGGGTGTGCGCCGCCTCCAGCCGCGCCTGCGCGCTTACCACGCGCCCGTCGTTCTGTAGCGCGCTAGAGAGCAGCCCCTGCGGGTTGCGCGAGTAGTCGGCGCGTACGGCGTCCTGGGCAGCACGGAGCGCCCGCTGGGCATCCCGCACTTCGGCTCGTGCGCCTGAGAGCGTATCGGCGGCTTTGGATGTATTAGTGAGGGTGGAATCCGCCAAGCGCTGCACGGCTTCCCGATAACTAATCTCCTGCGCGTCCGCGCCCTTGCTGACCCAGGTCAACGCAGACACCTGCCGAGCATCGCCCATCACAATGACTTCGGACTCATCAGCGACGCCAAAGCCTGAATAGGCCGTTGACCAGACCTCGCTGACTGGTATGCGGTCCATCGCTAGCAGGGAATACGCGCCGTTATTATGGGCCGCAGACATATAGGCCGGTTCAGGGCTAACGGCCCAGGAACTTACGCCGCGCGCAGGCAGTGTTGTGTCGTTGACGGCGCCGTTATATGCTATGCCTGCGCGCGCTGCGGCACTATCGCTCCCACGGAAGATGGTCAGTCCGTCAATCCCCTCATCCTTGAACCATCGCTGCGTCTCGTCGTAGGTTGCGCGCGCCAATGCGCGCAACCCTTCGCCAGCATTCTCATAGAGCGCCTTGGCCTCATCCATGACATCACTTCTGACGCCGGTGATGGTCGCGTTGAATCCAAACTCCTCATTGATGGCCATACGCAGCGCTTGCAATTCAGGTTCACCACCAATGTCTGCAACACTATTCCAGAGATGTTGTAGGTGCTCTATCGCCTGCATCTCTGGCGATAGGCCATCTTCTACCGCAGTAAAGCCGAGTTCATGCGCCAACGTAGTGATAGCGGGGTTGTCTCCCAAGCGCTCTACAAGCCGCTCAACAGGCGCGCGCTCGGATTCCGCGCCCTGTATCAGTTCTTGCATGCGGGCTGACTCGCTGAGGAGTTGCTCGGCAGTCATTGCAGGAATAGCCTCCCGCACCTCGGCCCGCGCGCCTGAGAGGGTCGCTGCGCGTGATGTGGCAGTCGCAGTCTTAGTGGCTACGGCGTCAGCAGTGGAGTTTGCGACTGCTTTGGCATCAGACTCCATGCGCCACGGAATACCGGCGTCAGCGAGCTTCGCCTGTAGCGCCTCGGATGGTATGTGCCCGTCATTGAAGATGACCTCGGCGATGTCGGAGGACTTTAGTCCGCCGTGTATCTGAGCCTCCATATATGCCAAGGGGGTATCACTGAGGTCGCCTTTGCTCAATGGATCTATCATGCTTGCCCACATATCACGTGGGAATCCGCGCTCTTCCCCTGCCGCGAATGGCACGACATCATAGTGAACATCATTCATGGGACGCGGTAATACATGGTCATTCTGTAGGCTATCGCTCACTGTCATTGTCGAGCGCGCGCGTACATCGTCTTTGAGGATAATACGTGCGTCACCGAAGCCCCGCGCAGCAGCATCATCCTCTGTCAGTGGTGCAATATAGCCGGACACAGGCCGAAGTTCTGGCGCGAGATCAAGCGGATACCCAAAGGCCTCTTCCTCGTATTTCGCCCGCATCCCAATGTACATCTGGACGCGCTCAAGGCTGGGGTCTTGCGCAATATAACCCACCTCAGTACGGCCCGAGGCGTGAACCGTCTTGAAGTAGCCATCATCAAGAATCTTCTCAAGGGACGATTGAGGATAACGTATTGAAACGACATCGGCATCTACAGCCGCCTGGATCTTTGCCGCCACCGCGTCTTCGTATTCTTTGACGCTCATGCCATGCATGTCGGCGAACCAAGCAACGTCTGACTTTTGATTGGCATGCACGAGTTTCATATATTCTGCGGTTGGTGACACATCGGGTACGCCAGTGCGCCCGGTCGCCGCCTTGATGGCGGCGTCGGTCTCACGGATGGCTGCCTGATCCACTTCGGCGAGCTTCGTGCTCTTCAGCGTCAGCCGTTCCACCTGGCCGCCCAACGCCTGCAACTGCCGCTCGACCGCCGCGCGCTCGCTGATGGGCAAATCAGTCTTCAGCATCTCGGCGAGGTTGGTGATGAGCAGCCCGCGTTCGTGTGAGGTCATGTCGTAGGGCAAACCGTTACGCAGGATTTGGTAGACGATGCGCGAGGCATCATTGCGTTTGGCCCACGCGGGCATGAGTTCATCGGGCGTGATCTTGCCGAGGTCGGTGTACCGCAGCGTGCCCATCCGCAGCTTCTCCATGATCTCAGGCGAGGGCTGCACCAACCGTGTCGCCTGCCGCGTCGGAATCTGCAACTCTTTCAGCGACTTCTGGTAGTAGCTGCTGGGGAAGCCGTCAGAGGCGGGGCGCACGCCAATGAAATCCTTGAGGGTCAGCTCGCCGCGCTTATACGCCTCGTAGCCGGTCTGGGTGCCAATGATCTCGCGCTGGCGGGCGGGGGAGTAGCTATCGAACTTCTCGCTTATCGACGTGTAACTACGCCCGATGTCGGTCTCGTCAAGTCCGCTGGCGTCGATGCCATAGGGGCCGAGGATCTCGTCCCACGATTTTGTTTGAGGAATTGGTGCGCACTTGCCACACGGGTGGTCTGACAAGTCTTCGCTGAGATCGTGCAACGTGCCATCCATGCCCGCGCACATCGCACATGGATTTGCACCACCAGCGCTCCAGATCCACCCTTGCAATACATCGCTGTTGGCGCGGTAGGTTTCATGCGCCGCCTGGCGGTAACTGCCCAGCACCTCCGTGCGCGCGATGGTGATGGCACGTGAGCGCGAGATGCCCAGCGCCTGCGAGATGCCCTGCGCCATACTCACCGGATTGGCGCCGGTCGCCAGCCCCATCAGCATCGCCTGTCGCGCCGCGGAGGTCGCCTCCTGCGAGAAGTTGGCGAACAGATCGCCGAGCGGGTGGCCGTTGCCCGCTCTGCCGACGAACTGACTGATGGCGTCGGGGTTGGGCCGGTTGAACAGCATGGCCGGATTGACACCAAGCTGTGAGGCAGGGAAGAGCGCCTCTTGTGTCAGGTTCTCGGCATCCTGTAACCCCGCATTCATCGCTTTGAGCTGTGCATCCTCGACCGTCTTGACGGACTCGTTGCCGTAGGTGAGCGCGCTGGCACGCACGCTCTGCTCGATGCTTTTGAGCGCGCTATTCTGGCTGGTAAGCCAGTCCAGCGAAAGCCGCGCGGCGGGGTCATCGTTGGCGATCCGTAGCGCGGCGAGCGCCTTGGCGTACTCATCGAGGACAGGTCGGTAGAGAGAGGCCGCCGCGCCCATGCCGCGCTGCCAGTCGCTATGCAGCATCGCTTCGGTCTGCTGGACGAGCACCGACAGCCGGGCGCGCTGCTGCGCCTGTAGCGCAAGCAGCGCATCCTTATACGCGGCAGTCGGTGCTGGTGCGGCCATCTGCTATTAGCCTATCTGTTCGCCATCTGCTTCATCGTGGCGCGCGCCATACGCGCCTTCGGGCTATTCAGTGCGGCCATGTTGCCTTGCGGCTGGGCAGGTTGCTGCTGCTGCCCAGCCTGTGCCGTTGTTGCCGACTCATCTGGCCCGGTCATCTGCGCGGAGGCGGCGAGCGCGTTCATATCCATCGGCGGCGTGCCCTTCCCCTGGCTAAATGCCGTCATCTGCTGTTGCTGCTCGTCCTGTTTGCGCTCAGCCTCCAACTCGGGATTGCCGCCAGTCTCCTCGATGGCCGTCGTTTGGCTGTAGCCCAGTGTACTGGTCTTGAGTTGCCACGCCTGCGCCTCCGCGAAGTCATCGTTGGGCAGCGGGTCTTGCCAGTTGAGTTTGATCCCCAGCGCCTTCACGGCGTCCAGAGGCATGCCACAGACGGCGAGGATGGTCTGACATACCTGACGGATGCCCTGACCGTAGAGCCGCCGCTTGTGCTCGTTGCGTGCCAGCGGCGTGGCGTAGAGCAGCCGCATCGTGATGCCCGAGATTTGGCCGCGCGGCAGATCCTTCATGCGGCCGAGCGCGACGCCGGGCATGCCGCTCTCTTCGTCCATATCGCCGCGCACCGCATCGGCGAAGTCCATCAACTGCTGTAAGTTGCCGCTGGCGTTGACCGCCTCGATCTTCGCGCCCTGGACCTCCAGGTCGATGATCTGCCCGGGCGTCGGGCGGATGCCCTGCGTGCTTGGCCCGTCGCTGTAAAGGATGGGGTGGCCTTGCAGGAAGCCGACCTTATTGATGTTGCTCTCGACCAGCCGCAGCTGCTTGTTGAGCGCGACAAGGCTATCCGTCACGTCACGCTGGCCCCAGTGCGCGTTGGGGTTGGGGTAGTTCTGCCAGTCGATGATGGGCGGCAATGCATAGGGCCATGGGCGCGGCGCATCCGTGCCCTGAACGACAACGGGCACCCAGTTGTTGCCGAGTTGGCCGGATGCCTCGAAGTCCTGGATGGTCCAGGTGGTATCCTTGTCCATCGTCGTTGCGGTGCTGTCGTCGTCGCCATCAGGATCGACGCGGCAGATCTCCTGCCGCTTGCGCATGGGCGCGCGCGTCTGTGGGTCAATGCAGGCGTACTCGATGCAGAAGCGCATCACCAGATCAGCGTCGTCGGGGTCGGTCTCGACGGTGATGTGCTCGGGGTTGAGCAGCACCAGCCGCGGCGGATTCTTCGCGGAGGGTGTGCCGCGCTTGGGTGGCACCACCTTCATGAAGACGTGACCGTAGACGCCGCCATTGATGGCGGCTTTGGCCAGCAGCGTCATGCGTAGATCGTCGTCGCCCCAGACGGCATCGAGCAGCTCCTGCGCCGCTTCATTGGCGGTTTTATTCGCGCCGTCGTCCTCCTCCACTGAGAACGAGAACATCGGGCCAAAGAGGAAGTCCACGCCGGTGTTGACAATCGGCTTGATGCGATTGGAGAGGATGTTGAGGTTGGGGACGCCTGCCTGAACTTCGAGCGGCCCGCGGTTGCCCTCATCCATGATGCCCTGGTAGGCATTCCAGGCGGCGCGCAGTTCGGCGGTGGTCGGGCTATCGCCGTCGTTGTCGAGGGCACGCGGCATCTGGCGCGGCGTGGCTTTGGCGAGGGCAGGGCCAGAGACACCCATGCCGTTGCCGGGCGTGTTGGCGTAGTTCAATGCAGCCATGGATGTCTCCTAGAAGAGTCTCGCGCCCATCTTGGCGGCCTGGGCACGCATATCGCGGTACATGCAGAGGTAGCGGTCGCAGTCCATCGCGTGATCGTTGTCCTTCTCGACCTCATCGTGAGCGCGGTGAATGGCGCCGCCGATCTTCCAGATGTAGGACTCGACCTCCTCCGCGCCACAGGTGGGGCGTTTGGCGTCCACCAGCACGCGGTCACGCTCCACCAGGGCGTCGCGGAGGTAGTAGAGCCGAGGACGACCGTCACCAGCCGGGCGCATCCGTGAGGACACCACCTGGATGCCCTCCAAGACGCGCTTGTCGGCGGCGGTCGTCCGCAGCCCCAGGTGACGCTCAAGGGTTGCGCGGCCCTCGGCGTCGTGGTCACAGATCACGGCGCGCGGCAGGGGATCACCGTGTGGACTGGTGCCCCACCGCGAATACTTGCGGATATCGGCCGCGTGATCTTCGACCAACCGGTTGGTCATATAGATTTCGCGGTACATCCACAAGGCGCCCTCGCCGTCCTCGGCATACCAGCGACACACAAACGGGTGTCGCTCCGTATAGCCGAAGTCAATGGCGAGATACCGTGGCCACGTGTGATCAATGCCGCAATCCCCATACAAATCTCGTGGACGCTGGCAGATCACGCTTCTGTCCTGGAGGTTGAGCGACGCATTCCAGGCGTCTTCGTACACGGCGCCTTCGGCGGCAGCCCATATCCCCAGGTAGAGCCGTGCACGACGTACCCCGGTGAGTTGTGAGAGCATATGCAGATACTCTGCGGTCACGCTGGGGTTGTCTTCGTGTCGGCTCTTGATCCGATGCATGCGGTACTGCGCCGGATCAAAAGTCTCACTGTCGGGGTTAGCGCGTTGATTCAGCCAGTGCATCGGATTCTGCGGATTCACGCAGGCGATTGCCTGCGTATAGGGCATCTTGCCCCAGCGTCCAAGGCGAGTCTGGATCTTCTCCCAGTCATCCACTGCGCCGTCGCTTGCCTCATCCCACATTGCCAGGTCATACTCGGTGCTCATGATCTTGTCGGGCTCATTCATGCCGCCGACGTAGAGCTTGCTGCCGTTGGGGTAGACGTAGTGCGCGGGTTCATCACCGACCGACGGGCGATACTTCACCGGGCTATTCAGCCCCAGGATGCGCTCGCTATAGGTGCGCAGCGTGGAGGCTTTCAGCGACACCAGCGTCTTGCGCAAGAGCAGGCCGTGCATGCCGGGGTATTTGAGCGCGGCCAGGTGCATCTTCCACAGGCCAGCAAACGATTTGCCGGTGTTGTGATGATAAATGCCCTCAGCTAGATAGTGCTCCGCGCCAGGCACATGCAGGTCAAAATACTCATCGGTCCGCTGGTACTCTATGGCTAATACCGTGTCCCACTGTGCCCTAGAATCGTATTTATAAGTAGAAAGTGAGGTGAGCCGTGAAACGTTATACGCATCTGACGCCAGAGCAGCGGCAAGCGATTCTCGCATCGTATCAGCGGACGAAGAGTACCCGGATGACGGCTGATGAGTTGGGCCTAACGCTCGATCGAGTGCATCGCGTAGTGAAGAATGCCGGATTGAAATTGTCACGTTCAACGGTGGGCGTGTGCTATCGCCGCCAGGACGATCTGCGCCAATGGGCGAAAGAGGGAATCTCAGTCTCGGAGATGGCGCGCCGTTTGGGCGCGAATCGTCGGCACGTCGCCAAGTTCCTGCGTGATTACGATCTGGAACGTACACCATTTCAGCAGGTCGGCCAGAATGCATCCAACTGGCGAGGTGGGCGAATGACGGATAAGGACGGATATATCCTCCGACTCCAGACAGACCATCCACACTGCGATCGCCATGGTTATGTGCGCGAGCATCGTCTGGTGATGGAGCAGAAACTGGGGCGTCTGCTGCTGCCGTCTGAGGTTGTCCATCACATTGATGGGGATAAGGCGAATAATCACCTCGACAATCTGGAGGTGTTTGGCTCGAATGGGCATCATCTCGCTGAGACGTTGACAGGGAAGCCGAAGCGGATATCGGCGGAGGGCAGGGAGCGGATACGAGCAGCTGTAATCCAGCGACACAAGCGTCAACGCGCCGCCAGCCCTCAGTCGTAAGCACCTTATGCCCCGCCGTTCCAAGGAAGGAACGGCCAGAGGCCAATGTCACGCGATAGAGTGGCGCAACACCTTTGCGAAATGGCACACCTGCCTGCACCGGTCCCCAAAGCGTCTGTACGATCGGTGCATGCTGCCGCCGTACCAACTCCGCGATCGGTGTGTGCTCACCAGTTGACGGGTCATAGAACCGCGTCTCACCAGCAACACAGTTCGCAGGCCCTTCAACCAAGCACTCTCTATCGTGGCAGAACAGCAGCGAACGTGCGCCGCCGCGTGGATCATAGGCGAGCCGTGGTGGCTGTGGTGATGGTGCAGATGTAGCGATGGCGGTGCTCATGCGGCCATCCCTTCATCGAAGAGGAATGGTTGCGCGGGGAAGAGGTTGGTCTGGTTGCCCCATACGTCCCAACCAGGCCACTGCTGGCGGGCAAAGAGTTCGAGATAGGGGCCGTCGAAGAGGCGCATGATGCGGCCATACTGCTGGTCAGGTTTGCGACTGTGTTCACGGCGCGGTGCCATCATCACCTGTCGCACGTGAAGGTCTCGCGGCTTCATCTTCCCACGAATACCGATGACGCACAACTCAATGTTCTGGTGCGTGTACGCTCCAAGTCCGGCAAAGGGCGTGCCGTCTCGGTTAAGCTTCACCCATGTGAATCCGACCGTAGCATAGCGAAAGCCCCAAGCATCAAGCACACTCAACGTCTTTGGCAGGATCGGCGTACACGTCCACATGAAGAGCGCGGCATTAGTGGCAGCCAAGTCACCGATTGGGAGCTTGCAAATATCGCGATAACTCAAGGTCTCGTAATGCGCCCAGCGCGGCTTGCGCCGCGTGTCGCCTGCCTTCCAGTAGTTGTTGGCGTTGTAGTGGTTCCATGGGGGATCGGCGAGGATGACGCTATATTTGTCCGTCATATCGCCTCCAGCACATCGGCGGCTATCGGCACGCTGACGAGCGCCAAGCCCGCGCCTGCGCCATCGTTCTTCACGTCGAGTCCCATCAGTTCCGCTTGCCGCTTCAACAGTGGCGCGAGCCTGTCAACCGCCCAGAGGCTATGCTCGTCGTTCTTGCGGATACGTGAGCGCACGACCTGGAGCGCTTCATCGAGTGCGTCGAGTTGCCAGCTCACCAGCTCGCGCGCCTCCTCGTTCACGATGCGTTTGGTCGCGTTCTTGATGACCTTGCGCGCGCCGCTCTCATCTTTGTAGCCGCATTGCTCGGCGATCTGCGCGTAGGTAAAGCCAAGACGCCGCAGTCGCAGCGCCTGAGCGGCGCGCGGTGCGGCTTGCATATCAAGGGGAACCGGATTCCCGTGTGAGGAGGCTTTATCGGACTTCTTGCTACTCTTCTGGCGTGGCATGGCTAGCGCTTCTTGCGTGGGGCTGGTGGTTCATAGCGGCGGAGCGTCTGCGGCGGCGGTGTGCCCATCTCGCCGTTGGTCATCTCGTAGAGGATTTCATCCCAACTGGACACGTACGTTTCGCCGTCCTGTGGCACTGCGTCGGCTGCATCGTCGGGGATCTGGTCATCGTGGCACCAGCAGAATGGTGGCTTGTCTCTCATCGTTGCCTCAAAACTGGTGGGGTACTTTCGGTCAATCGGGGTCGAGCATCTTGTTGGCGTCAACAAAGTGATCAAAGCAGCGGGGTACTTTTGGTCAATCATAGTAGAAAGCGATAGGTCAAAAAAGAATTATCCAAAAGACCAACTAAAACCAGTTAGTTGAAGTGGCACACTTTCACGTGGAAGTCAAGAAGCAAGGGGTAATAGATGGCACAAGGACAATGGAAGGGTGTGCTGATTGAATGTCCGCGATGTGGCGTGGAGAAGCCGTATCGCGAGTTCAGTCGAGACGGAGCGCATGGGTTTGCCCCGATCATGTGCGTGGACTGCGTACGTCGTGAGCGCGAGACCACTGGCACGAAACAATGCCGCGTCTGTGGCGAGACCAAACCACTCGACGACTTCCATAAAGACACGAGGCGCGTTGATGGTTTGACGGATGAATGCCGATCCTGCAAAAAGAAGATAGCGCGCACGCAACATGTGCTGCGAACCTATGGCGTCACACAGGAGCAATACGATGCGCTGTATGCTGCTCAAGAAGGCGTCTGCGCGATCTGCGGCAGTGAGGGCCGCGCAATGGTTGCCGATAATGACCTGAGAGGACGAGCGCCGCGTCACATGCCTCTGCTTTTCGTGGATCATGACCATACGACAAATACAACTCGCGGACTACTCTGCAATGATTGCAATATAGGACTTGGCATGTTTCGCGATAATCCCATCATCCTACGCACTGCTATCGCCTACCTCAAGAATCATCACAAAGCTGAGGCTTCCTAGTGATCCACTCCGGGCGCGCTTTTGGGCGCGCCCTCATCGGCGATCGGTGATGCGTGCATTCTGTCACAATCTGGCGTGTCTGCGTCGAGGTGGGTTAGTCTGGGGTGACGCATATGTGCTGAGGAGGTAGGTGGCGCATCGGCGGCGCGTGAGCTGAGGTGTTCTGTTCGGCAGTGTACGCATCACAAGAGTGGAGCATCATTCGCGGCAGCAGCTGCACACATCCTACGCTAGTTATATATCCCTCGACGGGACAATTTGTTGCGCAAGATGCGTGCATCCTCGAAAGATTGGTACAAAAATACTATAA